CCAACAAATTGGAACAACTTCGATTACTTGTGGGAGTTAGTTGAATATGCCATGACCGGTGTCTCTGGAGACAAAGGTCCTGGATATCCTTTAAACCTGCAATACCAAACAAATTTTGACTTAGATGCAGCAGCAATTAGGGAAACCAAATTAGCAGCCGTCGCACGTCTTTATATGTATATGGAAGCAGATTCTGACTTCGAAGAGCTTTTGACAATGCCACATGGATTAGTGCAAGCTGGATTTGCGGATCCGGCGTCAGTCTTTATTAAGAATGAACCCCATCCGCTTAGGAAAGTTCATAAACGGGCTTATCGTTGTATAAGTGCAGTTTCTTTACCTGACCAACTTGTAGAATCCGTGTTGTTTGGTGAATTCTCTCGTGAGTTGATGAAACCAGATCGCATTTTCAAGAATGGTAGTGCAATCGGTATTGGTTTTAGTGATGAGCAAATGTCTGAATTAACGAAGTTCGTTGGTCAGATGGAGCTTATGCACGGTCCAACTGTTTGTGATGATGTTGGTGGTTTTGATGCCACACACACATTACAAACCCTATTGGCAACCTGTCGAATCGACGCATTGACTGTGTCGGTACCGGGTGGCAATCAATGTTGGAATACCGCCAATGCCAGATGGGCCCTTAATTGTGCTTACTCAAGTGCAATGATAGGTGGTAAATTATATTATAAAATTATACCTGGAATGCTGAATTCCGGATCGAAGGACACAAGCCGTAGAAATACGATGTTGCGTGCTTTGTACACAAGTTATTTTGCTAGAGCATCAGGTCAAATGGTTAAACACCAAATGGCGAATGGTGACGATAGTTTAACTTGGGGTATAACTAATTTAGAAGCTTACAAATCAGCTGCAGTAGCAGCTGGTTTTGACCTTCGTGATGTCAAACAGAGCAGAGGAAATTTTAACTTCTGTTCACACGACTTCGATGTAGAAAGAGGTGTTGCGACTTTATCGTCGTGGCACAAAGGAGTATACAAGATGTTGTGCACTAAGGACGTTGCACGCGAGGATTTTATGCAATTTGCACGTGAATCACGCCATAATTTGCCAATCTACGATTTAATTACACAGTTAGTATTATACATGACACAAGTCGAAGAATAATGACTAACTTTAAGACCGTCAACGTCGGTAAACTGTCCAGCTCTTTCAGCTGACCTCAGGCTCTCCTCATTCGGGGCCTGTAACAATAGAAAGAATAATACAAT